TACTTTACCTGCTTTCATAGTAAACCTTTCAAATTTTTTACTATTATAACATAGTTTTCTTCTAAAGTAAACCGTCTAATATCTTTAATACTTCTTTACTGTTATCTGCTATACCAATGTCAATAGAACTCTTTACACACTTCCTTGTAAAATCTAAGCTGAATCTTTTACCAGTGGTATCCATTCCTGTGTTTATTAGATATACATTACAAACTTCATTTGTTATCTTATCCATCAACATATCACTATAAACTTTTACTGGTCTTGGCATAAAAGGTGATCCATAACATGGAGAGAATATTTTCTTGATCTCTTCATTACCAGCTTCTGTTCCTGGCATTTGGCTGGTGTATCCAGTTTCAAAGAAACGTCTAACCGCATCACCACTTATTTTATTAACAGGTGGAAACTCGCCTGATGCATCCATAGTTAAAAAGAATATATTATCAGGATGACTAAATTGTTCCTGATGAATATGAGCAACACTTACACAATCAAGAGGATAACTTAATCTTGCATTTGCTTCTCCTGGATTTTCTACTACAAGTGTATCTCGTTTTCTTGCTTCTTCAACAGCGTTGAATATAGTTGGATGTGTTTCAGGGGAAAGTCCTTCTGACTTAGCATAACAACCAGTTTCTATAATACGAATGCCTTTATCATTCCATGACACTTCATCGTCCGATATAAGTCCAAACTCAGGATCACTACTTAACGTTGTCTTACCAGTACCAGATAAACCAAACATTAGATTATATTTGTCTTTGTATGTAAAAGCGGCACAATGCATAGGAAGAATATTTTGCTCTGGTAACTCAAATCCTAGGATACTAAATACTCCCTTTTTAATTTCACCAAGAAACGTAGTGCCACCAATTAGCATAGTATGTTCGTCTAGATGTACAGCAATAGTTGGAGGACATTTGATTTCTGTATTGTGAATTATAGTCCAATCAGCTGTATGTTCATATGGATTATCTACAACAGTAAACATATTACGCACAAACTGTGCATGTCTATCGTCATTTGTTTCTACACGAAAACAAAATCCTGATGTATAAAAAACAAGATTGTGGTTTGTGTCATATTCATTTATATCTTCAAAGAACTCCCAGTAGTCGAGTTCTTTACCAATCTTATTGTACTTAGGTCTTGTTAGATCTAAATACTTGCTTCTATTTCCAAAGTGTACTTTGTTTTCAGGAGAACGTCCTGTTGGTTTAGTTGTTATTTCTATGTTGGGCATAACTAAATTCCATTATGTTTTCTACTACGTTGTCAAAATCAGAAAGCTTTAACATGTTTGGTCCATCAGATGGCGCGCTGTCTGGATCTGCATGCACTTCTATAAAAAAGCTAGAAATGCCGAGAGCAGCGCCAGCGCGAGCAAGATGAGGCACGTAGTCGCGATTTCCGCCAGTTGAGGTTCCTTGACTGCCTGGTGTTTGTACCGAATGAGTAATATCGTAAACAAATCTGTCACCAAGATCAGCAAGTAGATCATACATGCCAGTGAAATCATTAACAAGACGTCCGTAACCAAAGCTTGTTCCTCTTTCTGTTATCCAGACTTCTTCGGCTCTTTTAGTCTTAGATAATATTCCTTTTACGTCCCATGGTGCCATAAACTGGCCTTTTTTAATATTTATGATTTTTTCAGTTTTAGATGCTTCCACAATCAAATCAGTTTGCCTACATAGGAAAGCTGGTATCTGTAACACATCTACAGAGTGGCCGCTTCCTTGATAAGCTAAAGATCTAATTTGATCTACAGTATGAACATCTGTAAGAATCTTTAAACCTGATATTTCATGTTTCAAATCAATAAATGCATGATTAGTTGGATATAAACCTAATCCTCTTTCACCATCTATTGATGTTCTATTTGCTTTATCAAAGCTGGCTTTAAAGTAATATTCCACACCATACTTATCACAAATCTGTTTGCAATGTTCTGCTATTTCTCCCGATTTGCCTATGCTTTCATGTTGGCAGGGTCCTGCAATAATTCTCATCTATCCATTCCTATAAACATATTCTAATGCACGATCGGCTTCTACTTCCATAGGCCGGTTTTCGTACCAGTTACCAGTTTCACGATCAAACTCTTTACACAGCATAGCAATTTCAGATGTTGTGATAGGGTAACTACGTTTGACCGCGTTACCTGCAATTGCTACCATGATTTGATACATTTTGCTGTACCATCCAGTGTTACTTATAGTCATATAATCTGACGCTAATTTCTTTGGCCAGAACGGGCAATCGTGGTAACTTGACCACACAATACTATTATTATCCATCTGTGACTTACGATGTTCAATTACTTGCTTTGCCCATTCAGGTGGTAATCTATCTATGAAGTTATTAGAGTGCTTTTTTTCTTCATATGGATACTTAGCCATAAGTTCTTCTGGATCTATTGGATGACCAGCGTGATTACTAAATATGAAATTGTAAGCGCCAAGGTAACTACCAGGGATATAATACATGCGAGACAAGTCTTTAGTCTGCTTATCTCCGATGTCTCCGAGATCTGAGTTAAGTGCGTACCAGAAATGTCGAATTCGTACTCCATCAACTGGTCCTGTAAGCGGAAAAACAAGACGGAACTTCGGTAAATCACGAGTGGAACTAGCAGTACTATAACAAATAAATTTATGTTGGCCAAAACGCTCAAGAAGCTCATTCTCTAGATCTCCTTTAAATTCATGATCATCAACGTCAACAGCCGCCCAAGCTCCCCAGCTAAGTACATTTCTGTTGGCCCTAGTAGTTCCGTCTTCATACGTAGCCGGCGATATAAGTTGCGCATCTTTCTTTCCTTTTAAAGGTTGTTCCGCTAATTTATATAGGAACTTTTCAAAGCTCGACCATTCTTCAAAGTCAAACCTTTTATGAGTCTTGTTATCAAACTGACTATTAAATACTGTGACAGTATAATACATTATGCAAAGAAATCCTCCAAAGTAGCAACCGGTTCAGTTGACCAACCTACGGCATCGAGGATTGGGCGAAGCGGTTCAATAAAAGTCTTATCAAACATTATACCATAGTCTATATAGCTTTGTAAACCAATTTCTTTCGGTAAAATGCCAGGAAATGAAATAACATTTTCTTTGATAGGATTAGGAATTTTAAGATAACAAAACTTAATTTTTTCACCGTTCTTAATCGTTTCATATTTACGTTCAAGCGAGTTTTGCTTGATAGCATGATTATATAATAATGAGCCACGTACATGTATTGGGCAGCCTTTGCCGTATATATTCTTACGGTCTTTCCATTTTGCTATCTCAGTAACTCCACGAGGAAATGAGATGTCTTCTGGTGCGAGTGATGAGAACTCATTACGGAAATTACGGATAAATTCTTGTACGTCAGATTCAGAACCTTCAATAATAACTTTAAATATTTCTTTGAATTTATTACGGACAACTTCTGGTGTAGATGACTTGATAGCTTCGATACCCATCATCT